CTTTCCAAAACACCTTATTACCAACAGCATATATGGTTTTATAATTAAATGGAGTTTCGGAATATTTAGCATAATAAATAGCGTTCTGATTTCCTACAAACGTCCAATGCGCTATCGTAAAGGTCTCATGTACGGTTATAGCTGTTGTACATTTATATATCTTACCATCCTGCGAAACTAAAATACCTAAAGCGTAGGTTTTGGTAGCATCATAAGCCGGAGCGTCTAAATATATAGTTTGTCCTGCTTTATATGCTTTTGTTGTGTCGTGCTGCGTAATTGCTTGGAATGCTTGGGCGATATCGTATTTCTGTTTAAGATAAGAAACGCACTCCTCAACGGCTGCTAATTGGATGCTGTCTAATATTGTTAAATCATTTCCAATGACTTGTAATAAATTATCGGCTTGGATTTGCTTAGCGTAATCGCCATAAAAAATAAAACTATCCATTATTCAGTTTTTTTACAAAGGTATAACAAATTTCAAATAAAAAACAAATCAAGTATAACTATTTCGTGAAATATTTTTACCAACAATCGGAACTAATACTCTTCCACCTCTTTGGAACTTTAAATATTCATCTACAAATGTATGGCAAAGAAAATATCTTGTAAGATCAACTATGTGCCCCCAAGGCTGATATGGTACTTTTGTTTTAGGATCATTTATGGTTCTTTTATCAACTTTCCCATTTTTATCTTCTTTTGTGTTCTCATAATCTAAAATAGCTGCACGGCATTTTAAATCAACTCGAAATTTCAGCCCTTGGATTTCATTTTCCAAAATAGAATTAAAAAACTCTTTCGACGTTAAAACTGATGGATTCGATTTAGCTACGGCCCGCCTCGGTTTAAACTCTGAAAGTTCATTCATAATCAATCTGAAAAGGTCATGTCCTTTTTCCTGTTTTACATCTTCTTTATCCGAAGTGGAATCACCACCGATAAAAACAATTCCCTTATGCCCCCATTCATGTAATTTTCTCGTTATCTCCCTGCACATTGCCGATACTGTATTTTCGGGATTCTTTTTAGTAATTATATGAATCATAAATATATCCTTTTGGTTTTCTCCAACCTGAAATATTCCACACGGAAAATAGGGATTTACGTTTTCGTCAAACTCAAGGTAAACAGCCAAATCAGGATTGTACGGACATTCTCCGGTATGTACTTCGCTCTTCCACTGTTTTAAAAATTCCCCGCCAAAAACCGTCTTTCCCCACTCACCTAAAACGTTAACCCGATAACTATTTGCATTCGTAAAAGCCAATGCCTTATATTCAGCAATTAAATTTTCATCCCTAAACCCATAGGAGCCGTCAGGTGAGCCATTAATCCAAAAATTATCTTCATAAGTGGTTTTTATTAATACGACCTTGCCACAGGTAGATATTTTCACAAATGAATTTTCGCATGGCAATTTCCATTCAGTATCAATAAACTCATACTTATCAACAAGATCGGTTTTTACCCAACTATTTTCATCAACAGGATTCCATGAAGCAAATAATTTCTGACCTAACATTCCACGAAGCGAAAGTTGAAACATCGTATATTCGCCAAGCGTAAAATGATTTAATTCATCAAGATATATATATTTATAGCCCTCAACCCCTTTTGCCTTTTCCTCATCGTCAATACCCTTTAATGCTATTTCTGGACGGCTATATTTATTTTGTGTATACCTGTAAAGCCTATCCAATCTTTCAACAACGGGATAAAGAAACATGGTATTACGGGCAAGATTGAATGACTTGTCTAAAGTGGTTGGAACGGTGGATGATTCTTTTCTAAAAGTAATGGAGCTGTGTTTATTTACCACCATTTCTTTCATCAATAGTTGGGCTACTGATGCCGTTTTTGCTGATGATTTTCCGCCATATATTAAAACGGTTCGTATACTATCAATTTTTAATATATCATTTAGGATGAAATATAAAGGATTAAACCATTTTTTATCAAAGCGAATTGCCATTATTCATATGTTTCTTCCGCCAAGTCTTTTCCAATCTTTTGGATCGTTGCGTTTAATTCGCTTTTATTAATCAATCCCAAATCCTGAGAAATAATGCTGGCATTATAAAAACCACAGGCGGCTCCTGAAAATTTTTGATCGTATATCGTTTCCCTTATACGTGTAACGACTAAGGAAAATTCTTTTGAAATTGGATCATCTTTACCCTTAATAGCTTGTTCAAAATCTGTAAAATACTGAACGTTAACACCAAGATATAAACATAATCCATGTATTGTAAATGGTCGTATATGTGGCATTTCAACCCTATTGGCATCTTTTCCCTTATAATCAATTTCAATAAGTGGATTAGCTTCTATCCACTCAAAATACTCACATGCTGCCTCCCACATTAATTCCGGCGTAGCAAATAATTTATCCCGTCCATGCTTTGAACGTAATTCCCAAAATTTATTTCCTATTCTTTTATCACCTACTTTAGCAGCCATAACCTAATTTTTTACAAAATTAAACATAATTATTAACATTTAGCCGATTGTTTGTAAATTTTATTAAATTACATAATATTAGATTCATTTAACTCACAATGTTTTTTAATATATTCACAAATAGAATCCGTATCATAACCAAATAAATATCCTAATAACGCATGGTCTGTTGGCGTTTTTGGTTCAGTTGGAAGTGAATTTAAAATAAATCGTAAATCATTATTTTTATATATAAAAATACTAAAAAACGATTCATTTAATTGCTTGCTTAAAGAATGTAAATTATAATTGTTATAAATAATATCAATTACTTTTGTATATTCATCCATTCTAACAGAAATTAAAGCCACTGGCTTACATCCCCTCTTCACCATTAAACAAAGCTCAATTAATTGAGCTAATGCAAATTGATTAATATTTTTCATATTTATTTATTGTTTTATTTTTTCGCTTTCTTTTATTTTTATAATCTTTTAATTTCTTCCTCTAAAAACTCAATTGCTAAAACCGTCTGCGCTTCGTTCACACTAATCCAACTACAAACCTGAGCGATTCCGTAATGCACGGTTGAATGATTAAATCCGAAATAATTAGCTATACTATGCTCTGTATTTGATGTATACTTATAAATTAAATACCAACATATAAAACGTTGTGATGCGTCGTTCCGGTTAGATTTATACGTTCGCTTACCTATCAAAGCATGTGGTGGTATTTTAAAATAATGGCAAGTTAATATGACTATATTTTCTTTGGTTATCATTTTAATTCTTTTTTGGTTAATTTATAACACGTTCCGGTACTTGTAGAGGTCATTGACCTGTCAACTATCAAATATCCCTGCTTGACAAGTAATTTTGCACGTTGATTTATTTGAGATGTTTTTAAACCTGATTTTAAGTTAAAATTACGAGTATTAAGCCACCACGATTGACAATAATCGGTTTTAATTGTATTTAACTTATTTAATTCTATTATTTGTCTTATTGCAAAATATATTTCCTTTGCTTCTTTAAATATTTGCTCTTTATTTTTCATTTTATCTCCTTCCCGTGTTTAATTACAAAATAAAGTTTACCCGGCTCAGCTCCCCATTCTGGTTTTCCGGTTTTAATTTCTATTCCGGCGTGTTTAAACCGTTTAATTTTAGATGTGTCGGTTAATTTTGGATAGCCAAGGGCTATTATATTTTGTTCAAATTGCTTGAAAGATAAATCGTGATAAGTAAAAATAGCAGACACGTCTACATACCCGTAGTATTTATAATGATTAATATATCGAACTATTTCTTCGGTGGTTAATTTAGATTCCTTATAATGAAACAACCTTTTAACCCAATACTCGTTTATTTTACGATAATCCTCAGTTTTTTCATCGGGACTGGTCACATCAAACCATTTTCTTTTAAGTGGAAGCCTTAAATCACTCATTTTACCTCAGTTAATTTTCCGTTAATATTTAAAATAAATTCCTTTCCTGGCTCGTAACAGAATCCTCTATGTTTACAACAGCCTGACTTTCCGTTACGAGGTTCGTAATCATCGCACATCTTTCCGCAGTCGTTAAAATCGCCACATCTTTCACCTACGGTATCATATATTTTACAAAAATAAAAATCAGAACCTATAACCCTTTTTGCCTCGTTGACCTTTAACTCTGTAATTTCACGTTCTTTCATTCTTTCCAGTAACCATATTTTTGAATGCGAAAATTCGTCATCTATATCGCTGAAATATGTTTTTGGTTTTTTCATTTCGATTTCCTTTCATTAATAATACTTTTAATAGCATATTTAGTAGCGGCATAAAAATCACATCCCGCCTTTAATACGAATAGCAACGTAAGTATAATATAACCTTGCGAATAACAGAATAAGGCAATAATTACTGCAAATAAGAAAATTATTTCCTCATAATAACATTTTTCCTCGTTACTTAATTTTTTCATTTTATTTTTCCTTTCTTTTAATTATATATTTATTTTGCCAACTATTTAGGCATGATTCAATTTCTCCTTGAGGCATTCCGCCATCTTCCATGTCGGCGGCTATTTCTGAACGAATATCAGTAGAAAATATGTTTGGATTTTGGCTTACATAAATATAACCATCTTCACACCTTGCTGATTTAATTTTACATATCCCAAATTTTGATCTAAATTTTGATAATTCACACCCTTCGCATGAATATTTTTGAATTTCTGGCACGGGATAATATATTACTCCTTTTACTTTAATTAGTTTCATATGTATAGATTTTAATGTTTTTTATGTATATTTTTAAATTGTGCATAGATTTTACTACTTTTTTAATTTTACAACAAATGCGTTAAATGAAAACGCTATAAATGTATCATAAGTAAGCGATAAACGTTTTAATTCATAAGGTTCGTCTTTCATTAAATTATTCGTCGATAATGCCGTTAAAAAATCATTATCAACTATAGTAGTTCCTAAACCATCCCTATTAATTTGACTTATAAATTCTAAATCTTTAGCTAATTTTTTCATGATTAATTTATTTTAAATCGGTTTTTAATTTCAATAAGTTCTTTGATAAATATTTTATTTTCTGTAACACCTTGTTTTCCAGAAATCCTGACTATTTCAATGTTACTATTCATCATGCCATGACAATTTTCTATATCTTCAATACACATTTGAATAGTTTCGTCTGCTATTTTATTTATCTTTTCTTTATTCGAGCTCATGCGGTTGTATATTAACAAATTCAGTAGTGTGTTTTACAAATCGCATATACCATGAACCGACGCCGTAATTTCTTCCTTTTGCAACAATCACTTGAGCCATATTTTCTGAACTAATATCTGTTCCGGGAAAAAATCTATATTGCTCTCCGTTGGGTTCATTAAGATATTGTTCCGGTCTAAATGTAAACATAACAATATCCGCAGCCTCCTCAATCTGTCCAGAATCCCTAAGGCGTCTTAACGACGGTATATGGTCTTGGCTACGGCTTAACTGCGAAAGTGCGACAATAGGTACACTAAGCTCCATAGCGAGGTTTTTTAAAGCCCTCGCCACTCCGCCAACTTCCTGTTCTCTACTTACACCAGGTTTTTCAACTAATTGTAAATAATCAATAAAAAACGCTTCACAACCGTATTTATATTTTAACGACCTAATCACATTTTGAAGTTGATTAATATTTTTCGGCGGGCAATCAACAATAAAAATTCCTTTTTCATTGAAATAATTTGTTGAATTTTTAATAGCGTCAAAGTCTAAATCATTGAAATTACCTGTAATTATCTTACTTACCGATATTCCTGTTTCGATAGCTATTAATCTTGCGGCTAATTGTTTTAACCCCATTTCATAGCTTATAAACGCACATTTATGCTTTATTTCTGCTATGTTTTTACAAATGTTTAAGGCTAAAGCTGTCTTTCCTTGCCCGCCCTCTCCAGCTAAAATTATAAGGTCGGGAGCCTGTAATCCGCCAGTCATCGCATCGAAATACAATATTCCGGTTTTAATTCCTGACGTGCTATTTGTTTTTCTTTGCTCCTTTAGGTGATTAATCAATTCAATAGTAGCTTCATATATTGATTTAATATCTTTTGTGTCTACTATCTGGATTTTACTAAGTTTGTCCTGTAATTTTGAAATTA